GTTGATGCTTACGCGGCACTTAGGAAATATGTTAAAGAGAATCACCCATTCAAAGAGTTCACAGTATATTATTGGTCACTAGAGTTTATATAGTATAGTAGAAAAGTAAGGAGGAGCAATGTTTAGAGATTTTAGGGACAAGAGAAAAGACCTAAGTGATAATGTTGAAAGGATACAATTACTAATAGAAGCAAAGAACGAACTTGAAGCTAGAATTCAACAAGACATTACTAATTTTGAGTACGAGCACAAAGTTGTTATTGATAAGGTTAGGTTTGCTAGACATATCACAAGAACCCCTAGCACAATATATACAGAGTTATCATTATTGCTAGAATGAAAGGAAAATAAATGCCCAAAGCTGTAGATTTTATATCAAAGATAATTGAAGAGTTCGGAGAAGAGGTACTAGATACCCACAACAAAGAAGTGGAGGCAATTTCTACGGGGAGTCTATCGCTAGACTCTTCAATAGGAATTGGTGGAATTCCAAAAGGAATGGTTACGGAAATATATGGCCCAGAAGGTTCAGGCAAAACCACAATAGCCTTGAACACAGCTAAGACTGTAGCCAATAGGGGAGGTAAGGTTTTGTATATTGATGTTGAGAACCTACTCAATACTAATATTCTCAAAGCGGTTTTGGGTGAGGACGTTGAAGCAGAAAATATCGTGTTTCTAACTCCTGACTCCGCAGAAGATGCTTTCAAGATGGCAGAACGTGGGATTGAATCAGGAGAGTTTGAGTTGGTAGTTATTGACTCTATTGGGGCTATGGCTTCCGAGAAGGAGAAGGAAGAAGACTTCGATAAGCAAACAATGATGGTTCTTCCTAGATTGGTAGGAAAGTTCTTCAAGAGAAATGTATATCAAATTAGAACACAGAATATAGCACTCCTAGTATTGAATCAGGTGCGTGATAACGTAGGCTCTTATGTAAAGTCATATCAAAGTCCTGGTGGGCATATTATGAAACATCAGACCGCAGTTAGGATTGCTCTTACAAAGGGACAGGAGTTGAAGCATGGCTCTGAGTCCGTTGGAATACTAGTGAAGTTTGTAGTAAAGAAAAACAAACTAGCTCCACCAATGAGGAGCTTTACATTACCAATTTTGTTTGGTGAAGGTATTGATTTCTATTCAGACTTATTAGATTTCTCTGTACTGATTGGAGTAATTCAACGCAAGGGTTCTCACTATAAGTTTGGTGAAGAAGGTCTTGGAATTGGTAAGGCTAAGTCAAGAGAAACATTAATGAATTCTAAGGAAACCCTTGACAAAATCGTAGAAGCGGTGTATAATGTAGTCAATCATCACTCTAATGTTGAAGAACTTCTAAATGAGTTGGAAGATGAGACCGATGATGATGCCGAATAATGATGATGGACTTACAGTACATGCAATAGATAGTAAACCTCCTAGTTCCCTTTGTGGAAGGGAGTGGGCATATGGCTTGATAGTGGAAGACTTCAAACATCCGAAACTAGAAGGAAGGTATGAAATCTTTACCTTATGTACGGAGTGTCAGGAACTAATTAAAGAACAAGAGAAAGGAATAAAACAATGAAAGAGCGTATCGAAGCAGTACAGGCTGTGCATCACATAAATAAGTTTATTGTTAAAGTATTTAGACAGTTGGATAGATTCCATGTACCAATTTGCTACACTTATTCCATGTACTACGATGATAAACGAATTCATAAATTCGTTGAAAGATTTATCCTACTTAACACACTTTTGCAACATAGGTTATTGGAAGAAAGAATCAAAGAAAGGAAACGATAATGAGCGACAACAAAATGACTAGGACTTTAGGTACTGAAAGATTATATGCTATGGGCAATTACGAGAATATTAAATTTTCCAATATCCTTTTAGAAATTCCAGAAGAGGTAGCAATGAATCCAAAAGCTGTTGGGCTTTTATTTACACAGCAGTTGTTATCTTGTGAGATTGCCTATAGGGAATATAAAGGATTGGTTGATGCACTTGCAAAGACTGAGATTGGAGAAGCGTTAGACCTACTGAAAGCTAAACGTCAGGAAACTTACAAAGAGCTTTTAGAGGAAATTACAAAAGAAGAAGGAGAAGAATAAATGACCCCGATTGCCGATTTTGACGAAAGACGACCCGCAGGAGAGTCCAAATTCCGTAAAACAGAGTACATGAAACTCAAAGCTGGAGAACATACAGTTAGGTTTGCTCAAGAAAAAGCAGAGAAGCAGTATGCACATTGGATTATAGGTGCTTACATTGAATGTCTGGGAGACAACTGCCCTGTATGTGAAAATAATAAACAAATTATTTATGAAAATCCTAAAGATTTCCGAAACGTAGCAGGTTATAGTTATAAACGAGAACGTTTTGCTATTAACCTTATTGATAAAACAGAAGGTGATGAGACTGTCAAAGTTCTTACTGGAGGTCGCACTTTGTTTGAAGACATTGATGTTATCGCACAGGCAACTAGAACAGACGCAGGAGAGCCTGTAGACCTACGGGCTTATGACTGGAAACTTATTGTAACAGGAGAAGGCAGAGACAGGACTATCAATTTAATTCCACAGTATAGAGGAAATAACGAGCCTGTTATTGTAGAAGAATCTGAATTGTTTAATGCAGGTGATGTAGTCATTAAGTTGAATGAAGAGGAAATGAATGATGCACTTCGAGGTGTAGCATTGAAAGATATTTTCGCAATGCGACGTGCTCAGAAAGAAGTTGTAGAGAAGGTAGGAACAGATGCCCCTAGTATTGTTGAGGATGTTGAAAAAGCAGTAGACAGTATTTTCAAATCAGCGTAGTATATTCAAGCCTCTGAAAATCATGCTCAATATAGAATAGACTAATAGATTATCCTCCCCTCGTTAGTTCGGGGGGAGGTATTCTACAGAGAAAGGAATGGATATGAGAAAACCTATATCGTTTTTACTAATCATATGGATATTGCATAGCATTTACAACTCCTTTGGCGCATCATTACTAGGTGGAGTGACACTGAAGAAGTTAGCATCCATTGACGTTACAATTCTTTTGATTGATTTGTTTATGTTGGTTGTGCTTACTATTTTCTTCGTGCAGAAAGAAAGATACAATAGAAATGGATAAAGCAGAGAATGTTTCAGAATATTACTATGAGAAGTTAAATAACTCTGTAAGCCCTGGGCCGATTTTAGCAGCATTATATGGCTCACTGTATGGCTTTACTTACACAAGGGCAGAGATTATAATGATGAATAAGTTGGTAAAAATATTTGGAAGGTTTACTGTATTTTTCTCAGTTTTAGATATGGCAGGTACATATCCTGAACGCTCTGATAATCAATACCCATTGTTATATAAGATATGCAAGAATAAGTTTGAGCGTACTCATGGCGGGGTTTTTATTCCATCTCACGGCTCACTAAAGAAGTTTGCAGATGATGTAATAAAAGAAAGAGATAGTCTGATAAAATCAAATAAGAATAAAAAGAAAGTTCCTTCGTCAGAGGGATTGAGGAACTTGGTGGAAACGGAGGAAGATAGTGACAGAACCTAAGCTCTTTGAGACAGATTCGGAAGTGGCAGTGCTATCAATCCTTCTAAAGAACCCTGAACTTATACACTCGACAAATGGCTTGAAATATTTTATGTTCTCCGCCACTCCTCATATAGCTATGTTTGAAGAATTTGAAGAGCTATTAGAACGTCAGTTAGTTCCAGACCCAACATTGGTTTACAGTGACCTAGAAGCTAAGAACAAATTGGACAGCATTGGCGGGAAAAGTTACTTTGAAATGCTGATGTCCAAGGAGTTTAGTGTAGAGTCTTATGAACAGCTTGTAAAGAATATTATTAGTTCTTACAAAGCTCGCTCACTTTTATCTATTACTTCTTCTGTAAAGAAGGATAGACTTTCAGCAACAAACGTGGACGATGAAATTTATGAACTGCGAAGGTCATTGGACAAACTAGCAGAAGATGGAGGAAATGCAACAGCATCCACCTTTCAGATTTCTGATATTGCTCAAGGTGTCTATGAAGAGATTCTTGAACGCTCAAAAAATCCTGGGATTAGAGGTCATAGTTGGGGACTGGAGACAGTAGACTCAATCACAGGAGGTAAGTGTGCAGGAGATTTATGGGTAATAGCAGGTAGACCTGGCATGGGTAAAACTGCTGCGGTAGTTAATTCAATATATGAAGATGGAAAGAATGGTATTCCAAGTCTGCTAATTGAACGTGAGATGAGAAGTCAGGAACTTACAGAAAGACTAATAGCTGTGGATACAGGAATAGCAAACTCAGATATTAGAAAAGGCTTATTAAAAACGGAGCAGATTGGACAGGTTTATGAAAGTCTAAAGAAGCTATCCAAGTTCCCAATCTACTTAGATACATCCTATTATTCATCAGACCCTTATTATCTGGAGTCTGTAGTAAACAAATACAGGAACAAGAAAGGCGTAGAGATAGTATATCTAGACTACCTTCAAATTCTTGTGGACAGGGATGAGTCACAAACTCAGGACATAGGTAAACTTACTAGAATGTTCAAGCTGATGTGTAATGACTTGAACATAACAACAGTATTACTCTCACAGCTAAATCGTAACGTAGAGTATAGAGAAGATAAAAGACCAATGCTATCAGATATGAGACAGGCTGGTGCAATTGAAGAGGATGCAGATTTTGTTGTCGGACTATATAGAGACGAACAGTACAACACAGAGTCCAAGTTCAAAGGTCTCATGGAGTATATAGTTTTGAAGCACAGAAATGGCCCAACAGGGACTCTGACTCTTAACTTTGATGGCCCAACAAATAGAATAACTGGGTAGAATATGTATACCATACAGCTTCTTTATTATGTTGTTATGGTATGGATAATAGGAATGTCAATGCTATCTTGGAGCTTTTACCAAGTATTTTGGGTAGAAGGGTACGGACATTTCGGAGAGGAGTATGGTGATATAATATGTATGCAGGAATAGCTTTTATATACTTTATTATTATATTGATGCTATTTGTATTAGGCATGTCACTAAGAAAGCGGTAAAATAAATGAAAAATAAATCTACAGGTAATAAGATGGAATGGGCTACAGTATATTTACATGACGGAAAGAAAACAGAATCTATTTTGGAATTTACTGGTATAAATGAGGTACAATTCTGGGGCAGTATTTCCCTAGAGAAAAATGAAGATGGCTTTTATGAACTATGTGCTTTTTCTAAAGATAGAATTTTGATGACTGTTGAGGACTGTGAATTTGTAGATGAAACTGTTGATAGTGCCAAATCAGCTATAGAGGAATTCTTGATAGACGAAGGGATATTAGACAATGACAAATAAACAAAAGATTAAGGGTTCTACATTCGAGAGGTTAGCTGTAGATATTCTAAACAAGCTAGTTGATAAAAGCGAATGGAAAAGAATTCCTGGTAGTGGTGCTATCGGAACTTCATTAGATGAACCTCTGCTAACAGGAGACCTAAGTGGTAACGCAGAGCACTTTCCTAAGCCTTTCAAGGTGGAAGCGAAAGTAGGCTATGGAGGCAAGACACAATTCGCTCTAAAGAAAGAGTGGCTGGATAAAATAAAAGAAGAGGCTAAAGGTACTTACTCGTTCCCTTTTCTTATTGGCAAATTCTCAGGTGCACGGGAAGGTACTAAAGTATTCGTGGTTATGGATGTAGAGGAATTCTCATTCCTACTAAATCTTATTACAGAATTACAGGAAGATTTAAATGAGTCTAAGTGATGATATATCTGAACTTAGTAAGGCAATAAATGAATTGTCTAAAACAATAGAATATCAGGTACACATTCTAGAGATGCTTCGCTATATTGAGACTAAACTAAAGAATTTAGAGAAAGGAGAGATGTGAAAAGATTGAGTTGGGAATTAGTACAACAGTTTTATATGAACAATTTTGGACTAGACGGATGGCTTGTAGAGCTTTACGCAAATCAGGATATTTTACTTCTGTGTGCGTCGGGAACTAGTAACATCCACATCTCTGAATTCACGGAGATTCCTCAAGATGAAGTTGTTAGAGTACTAAAAAACACCTTAGATTTTGAAGGATGGTCTGAAGACCTTCCATCTAACCCTTATAAGCTGTACAGTGATACCATGAACACAAACCTAGAAGTAAAAAGAAGTAGCTTTATTAGCACACTTCAAGAGGACTTTATCACCTATCAGTCAATAAGCGAAAAGGATGCCCTATCTTCTTACAATGTATGTAAGACGGTATGGGAGATTGAGAGTAAAATAAAAGATGAGTGGATTTAATACGGATGTAATATCCATTCTCAAACACTGCAATATGTGTAACACTAGTTCTTATGGGGCGGTTCTAGGAGGCACTGATGCTAAAGCAGGTAAGGACGTTTATGACTATCTAAGTAAATTAGGATTACGTGTTGCCAATGGGTACATGAGACAGATAAAGATGTGGGACTA